TCTGCTCCGTTGCCTATCAGCAGACTAGGTGGTACGCAGTTGGTCATGGACGACGGCGATGACAGATTCCACAGAGAAAAAACTGCCGCAGAAGGTCCGGTGAAATATGTTGATCTATTAGATCCAGCTGTACAGGCAAGAATTTCACAAGGTGAACCTACAGTTCCCTACAACGAATATTTTAGAGTGAGGACTAGAACCGGCCACCAAATATTGCTGCATAATTCAGAAGATTTAATCTACATAGGTAATGCTAGAGGTACTGCATGGATCGAAATGACCAGCAATGGTAAGATAGATATCTATGCTCAAGACAGTGTCAGCATACATACCGGCACTGATCTCAACATACGTGCCGACAGAGATATCAATTTTGAAGCTGGCCGCAACATGAATTTTAGAACAGAATCAGGAAAGTGGCATGCAGAAATTGCCACAGACATGGAGTTTTTGATCAATAACGATTCCAAACTCACAGTAGGAGCCAATTGCGATATCCTAGTAGGAGCTAAACTTAAGATTTCAGCCAACAACGATATGGATATTGCTACCAATACGGAACTCAAAGTTTCCGCCACCGGCGACATCAGTCTAGGTTCAACATCAGAATTAAAAATGAATGGTTCAAAAATCAATCTCAACGGACCCAACAATGCCGAGACTGCTGGGACGGCAGACTTTGTGAGACCATATGATTTAAGAGACAATGTAGCAACCAGCACCACTGCAGGATGGGCCAAGAAATATCAGTCAGGTATAGTTAAAAGTCTAATGAAACGGATTCCTATGCACGAACCTTGGCCTTTACACGAACATCTAGCTCCTGCGCAGTTAACACCTGATAACACAGATAGGGACTCATAATATGACAAATCAATTATACAATCAAAAGACAGTGGCTAACACCACGGCAGTGACTACAGAAAATCAAGGAGTATTCCTTTACAAAGGATTCCACAGTCAACAGAGTTCGAAGAATTATAGACTTTATGATATTGATTTAGTCAAACAGGATTTGATAAATCATTTCTACATTCGAAAAGGAGAGAAATTAGAAAATCCTGAGTTCGGAACAGTGATCTGGGACATGTTGTTTGAAAATTTCACCGAAGAGGTCAAACAGATCATTGCCAAAGATGTGGAAGCCATAGTAAATTATGATCCAAGAGTCACAGTCAACTCTGTAGCTATAGATAGTACAGATCAGGGCATACGTATACAAGCAGATATTGTATATCTACCGTTTAATGTTAATGAACGCATGACGTTTGACTTCGACAAAACCAATAATATGATTATATAAGCAGTTTATTTTCTAACATAAATATTGAATAGGGACGCATAATGACCACTACAAGTAGACAAAATAACCTAATTTTAAATCAAGACTGGACTAGAATCTATCAGACATTTAGAAATGCTGATTTCAAAAGTTACGACTTCGAGAATCTGCGTAGGGTTATAATCACCTATTTGCGTGAAAATTATCCTGAAGATTTCAATGACTACATTGAGTCATCGGAATATCTAGCATTAATTGATGCTGTGGCATTTTTAGGGCAAAGTCTAGCTTTTCGTATTGATTTAGCCAGTAGAGAAAATTTTATAGAACTAGCAGAAACTAAAGAAAGTGTATTACGTATTGCCCGCATGTTAAGTTATAATGCTAAAAGAAATATCGCTGCCAAAGGACTTTTAAAATTTACGTCTGTGACTACCACAGAAGATATCTTAGACAGCAACGGAAGAAACTTACAGCAGCAGATAATCAGTTGGAATGATCCCACTAACACCAACTGGCTAGAACAATTTATTCTGGTGTTGAATTCTGCCATGGCAGACAATACAGAGTTTGGACGTAGTCAAGGATCGGCAATCATACAGGGTACCTCTACAGAACAATATAGATTTAGAACAACCAGTACAGATGTACCTATATACTCTTTTAGTAAGACTGTTTCTGGTAGAGGAATGTTATTCGAGATAGTTTCCACAGCATTTAAAAATAGCGAAACCATATATGAAGAACCTCCGGTTCCTGGAAATCAACCAGGCTTTGTCTACAAAAATGACGGCACAGGGCCCGGTAGTCCTAACACAGGATTTTTCTTTATGTTCAAACAGGGCACACTGGCCCTGGCTGACTTTGGTATAGGTGTACCAACTCCTAACGAAAAAATTGCCATCGATGCTGCAGATATTAATAACGATGATGTATGGTTATTTTCATTAAACAGTGCAGGAGCACAGCAGACAGAATGGTCTAAAGTCTCCGCACTGGCAGGCAATAATATAGCCTACAATAGTTTGAGCCAAAATATAAGAAACATATATTCGATTACTACTAAAGAAAATGATACCATCGATTTGGTGTTTGCCGACGGAGTCTACGGCAATCTGCCACAAGGGTCTTTTAGAGTTTTTTATAGAACCAGCAATGGATTATCATATACCATAAGTCCCAACGAACTTAGAGGTATCAACATTGGTATTTCTTATCTTAATAAATCAGGAGTCGAACACACCCTAACAGTCGGATTAGCTCTTCAATCCACTGTGGCAAACTCTGCAGCCTCTGAAAGCATAGACTCAGTGAGAACCAATGCCCCTGCAGTCTATTATACACAAAATCGAATGATCACCGCTGAAGATTATAATCTAGCGCCATTAAGCAGTAGTCAAAATATTATCAAGATAAAATCAATCAACCGAACATCTAGTGGGATTAGTAGAAACTTTGATATTATAGATGCATCTGGAAAATACTCCAGTATAAATGCTTTCTGTGACGACGGATATATCTACAAACAAGAAAGCGAAGAAACATTAGAATTTAAATTTGACAGTAGAATTGCTGTGATTAATTTTGTTAGACAAAATATAGAATTAAAATTTACAGATGCTGATGTTTATAACTTTTATTTTACAAAGTTTGATAAGATTCTGTTTACAGATTCTAACACAGTATGGCAATCAGTAACTTCGAGTACTCCAACAGGATATTTTAAAAACATCATAGACAACACACTACTAAAGGTAGGTACATATTCTACGTCTAGTCTGAAATATCTACTCACTGGAGCATTAATTAAATTTATAGCACCCGCAGGTTATCATTTTATGCCTAATGGCACATTGATGGCAGGGTTACCGGATCATCCAGGCGCAACAACTTTTAAGTGGACCAAGGTAGTGTCTGTGGTCGGTGACGGCACTAATGCAGGCAGAGGGATTCTTACCAACGGGCTAGGAGCAGTCAAATTCAGTGATAATATTCCAACAGGAGCAGTGGCTAATCGTATTGTTCCTAGATTCGTAAATGATCTAGATACCGCACTAGAAACAGAAATAGTGAATCAGTGTTCTCAGAATTTAAACTTTGGATTGAGATACGAATCAATTACGTCAACTTGGAAAATTATCACGTCTTCAAATATAAATTTGGTTAACGATTTTGGTCTAGGAAAAGCGGGAGATGTAACTAATACCAACGCGGATTCTTCATGGCTTGTGGCATTTGTCAAAGAATCTGATAGATATGTTGTTAAAATTAGGCTTCTTAGTTATGTGTTTGGCAGCATTTTACAGAATCGTTTTTATTTTGATACTAACGAAAAACGCTATAACGATCAACTAGGCAGTGTGGTTAAAGACCAGGTTAGGATTCTCGGCATCAACACCGGCAGCAATTTCGTTACAGAATTACGGCAAGATTTGGCTTTTGAAATTAGTGATACCATTAAATTTGATGACGGGTATGAAAGCACTAGCGAAATAAAACTAAGTTTTCAAGACAGTGACGACGACGGAGTTATAGACAACCCAGATGCATTTGAACAAATAGTTGGTGCAGACACAGAATTAAATTATTTGTTCTTTAAAGAAGCTGTAGATCAATATGGAACCACAACATATCAGTTAGTAGATAATTCGAATAATTCAATACTGATTAGAGAAAAAGAATCGGTGGTTGATTTTACTGATACCGTGACGTACCCTGACGGCCAGTTAATTTATTTTTACACTGTTGATGAAGATGCGGTAAAAATAGTTAACAGAACTACCAATACATTCGACCTAGATAGATCATATAGAGCTAATATAGGCCGCGAAAGTCTTAAGTTTCAATATATTCATAATGCCAGCGTCGACAGGAGAATAGATCCTAGCTCTAGCAATATTATTGATATATTCATGTTAACTAAATCCTATGACGAAGCATTTAGAATTTACCTTGCAGGCGGATCAACTGTGGCACCAGAACCTCCTAGCACAGACAGTCTAAGAATAACATTTGGTTCAAATCTGTCTGCTATTAAATCTATCAGTGATGAAATCATTTATCATACGGTGAAATACAAAGTGCTGTTTGGTTCAAAAGCAGATCCTAAACTACAGGCCACATTCAAAGTGGTTAAAAATCCTGGGCAATCTATTAATGACAACGATTTAAAAGTTCGAGTTATCGCAGCGATAAATGCGTTCTTTGACGTCAACAACTGGGATTTCGGAGACAGGTTTTATATGGGAGAACTTACTACTTACATACTAAATTCTACAGCACCAGATATTAGCAATATAGTGATATGTCCTAAACAAAGCAGTCAATCATTCGGCAGCTTATTTGAGATTCAGAGCAGATCAGATGAAATCCTAATCAGCGGAGCCACAGTCGCAGATGTTGAAATAGTTACGGCTATTACAGCAGCTGAAATTGGTTCTGCTATAACCAGTGTGGTATCTTCTACCTATTAACTATGTCAGATAAATTTTTTCCTTTCAGTAAACTACCTATAAGAAAATCAGTTGAACTTTTACCTAAAGTTTTTCAAACTGAAGCCAACGATAAATTTCTTGCAGGAGTTGTAGATCCCTTAGTGCAGCCTGGGTTACTAGACAAAGTTACAGGCTATATTGGCCGCAGGTTTGGAAAAACTTATAATGGCAGCGAGTTGTATGTAGATACAGATGCCACACTAAGGAGTGCATATCAATTAGAACCAGGTGTAATTTTAAAAAATCACAATGAGATCGAAGGATTTTGGGATTACATTGATTTTAAAAATCAACTAAAATTCTTCGGTAACACCCAAGAACGTGATGATAAAATTACCAGCCAAGAACATTATACATGGAATCCGCCTATAGACTGGGACATGTTTATTAACTATCGAGAATACTATTGGATCCCCGATGGACCACCTAGTATACCAATATATGGTCAAAGTGGCACAGTCAGTAGCACATATCGAGTGATATTAGGTACGACAAAAAACAGTTTTGTTTTTACTCCCGATGCCTATACCAATAATCCAACCCTAACATTATACCGAGGACAGACATACAAATTTAGAATAAACGCCCCGGGTGAAGGTTTCAGCATTAGAACCAACTACGATACAGGATCACTAATATTTAAGCCCGGATTTGGATTGTATACGGTTGGTTCTTTGGCCGTGTACGATAATAAACTGTATAGAGCTAAAAAAGAAATAATTCCCGGAGATCTTAGTTCGATTACTATAGACAGTGAAGATTGGGAATACCTTGAACCAGCATCATCTGGAGCAGCTCTAGAATATAACAAAGGAGTAACCAACAATGGTATTGAAAACGGTACACTGACTTTTACCGTGCCCTTTGATGCGCCAGATACCTTATATTATCAAGGGTTAATCACACCAGATACATTTGGTAGATTTGTAATCGCTGATATTGAATCTAATACCTATATCAATGTAGACAAAGACATAGCTGGCAAATCTACCTATGTCAGCAGTAATGGCATTACATTCAGCAATGGAATGGTAGTAGAATTTCGTGGAAATGTGAATCCAGAAAAATACGCCACTGACACATGGTTGATAGAAGGAGTTGGAACCGCTATAACGTTGACTAAATTCTCTGACCTAATAGTGCCGGTGTTAACTGCAACAGTTCCCGAAGTGTTGTTTGACAACGCAGGATTTGATACAGAACCGTTTGATGATGCCGCAGCCTACCCCACCTTTAAAGATTACATCACTATTGCTAAAGATAGTATTGATGCTAATCCTTGGTCAAGATATAATCGTTGGTTTCACAGAAATGTGTTAGAAATAGCCTATACATTTAGAGGACAAGACTTTCCGGCCGAAGAAAATACAAGAGCCAAACGTCCAATTATAGAATTTTCCTCCAACCTACAGTTGTTTGATCACGGAGCAGTGGCCAAAAAAACTGTCGATTATCTTGATGACAACACCACTGATATATTATCTCTTATTGAAGGTAGTGCAGGCTATAACGTCGACGGAGAATTTTTATTCGACGGTGCTAGAATACTAGCAACAGCTGACACTGATAGACTAACCAATAACAAAATATATGAGGTAAGATTTATTAGACACATAAATTCTAGGCAGATACATTTAGTAGAAACCGAAGACAGCGACAGTGTGTTAGGACAAGGAGTACTAGTACGCAGAGGCAATAAGAATGGTGGCCGGATGTTCCATTACAACGGTACCTCTTGGGTGCCAAGCCAAACAAAAACCACAGTAAATCAGGCTCCACGGTTTGATGTGTTTGATTCTGCAGGCGTGAGTTTTGCTGATAGTGAGAAATACATCACTAGTTCATTCATTGGTTCAAAAATCTTAAGTTATAAACAAGGATCTGGTAGAATAGACACGGAATTAGGATTTAGTCTCAGCTACCTAAATATTGATAATGTTGGTGATATCGAATTTAACTTTGACTGGGACTCAGATATCGCGGAGTATACAGAAACACGTATACCTAAGAGTGTTAAGATTTCAACAGGATTTTATAAATTTAATCCAGATACAGTTTATGATAATGGCTGGTTATTAGCAGGTACAGAATACACACAACCTATCATAGATAGTCAAGTAATAATAAACGATACCAATACACTTACGTTTAACACCATAAATTGGAATCTACTGACTGTTGAACCGATTATAAACATTTATATTAATGGAACCAAATACAACGGAACGTATACTAGAACAGATAATATATTTGTGTTCCCATTTATATTATCTGCAAAAGATGCAGTAGTATTAAAAGTTATCGCAGATCTTGATCCAGATCAAGGTTATTATGAAATACCAATAGGAATAGAAAAAAATCCGTTTAATGCAGAACTCCAATCATTCACACTAGGACAAGCAGTAGACCATGTTATTTCTGCTGTAGAATTTCAACCAGTAGTCACTGGAAATATACCAGGAGCCAGTAATTTAAGAGATATTAGTGGATATCAGAAACATGCTAAAAGGTTTGTTAAACACTCTGGAATAGCACCGTTGGCTATTATGACACTGTGTGATAAAACTCACAATATCATTAAATCAATACAATATGCTAAAAAATCTTACACAGATTTTAAAAATAATTTTATCATAAGAGCACTAGAAATTGAGTATAATGATAGTGTACCTAATTTTGTTGACGACATCATCGATAGACTAGCAAAAAATAAAACTTCGGTAAGTTCTTTTGCAGACAGCGATATGCTGGGCGCAGGAGCCTATACTGCCATAACATACAAAGTAGAAGACGTAGGTATAAAAATATTTGCACTAAGTGAAAAATTCGATCTTGTAAGTCTTAGTAGCCGCGCTGTTTATGTCTATCTTAATAGCAGTCAATTATTGAATACTAAAGATTATGAATTTAATTCTACATTTGGATTTGTACAACTCACTGTGCCTATTCAACAAAACGATATTGTAGAAATACGAGAATACATTTCTACAGCAACAAATTATATTCCGCTAACTCCTACAAGTATGGGACTGTATAAAAAATATACTCCTATGAAATTTATAGATGATACCTATCAAGAGCCTCGAGAAGTTATACAAGGACACGATGGTAGTATTACCACGGCATATGGCGATTTTAGAGATGATTTAATACTAGAACTTGAATATCGTATCTATAACAATATAAAACAGGAATATGATCCTGAAATATTTGATATTGATTCTATTCTAGGAGGATACTACGGCAACGGACTTTACACCAAGTCGCAGCTTGATGATATTGTTAATCAAGAATTTTTGAAGTGGATACAAAACACCAACATCAATTATACGTTAAACACATATTTTGATAGTGAGAACAGTTTTACCTACACCTATTCTAGAATGTCAGATCCTACTAAAACACAGACATTGCCTGGATATTGGAGAGGAGTTTATAAATGGTTCTATGATACAGATCGTCCGCATCGTTGTCCTTGGGAAATGTTGGGATTTTCACAGGAGCCTACTTGGTGGCAAACACAATACGGTCCATCCCCATATACACGCAATAATTTAATACTCTGGGAGGATCTTGAAAACGGACACATTAGGCAAGGAACCAGAGCCGGACGTTACGATAGGTACAAACGCCCAGGATTATTAAGTCATATTCCTACAGACAGCGACGGCAAATTATTAAGCCCATTAGACAGTGGACTAGCACAAGATTTTTCACTGATCAATAACCGAGGATCTTTTATACTTGGAGATAGTGGCCCAGTTGAATATGCCTGGAGGTCTAGTTCAGAATGGCCGTTTGCAGTTGTTATGGCCATGTGCCTGATGAAACCTTTTGAATTTATCACAGACAATTTTGATAGGTCAAGAACTTCCATCAACATACTAGGCCAAACAGTAAACAACACAACTTCTTTGTTTAGTACACTAGATAAGGTAGCACCTGGAAAACTATCAGATCCACATATAGGTTTAATCAAATACATAACAGCCTATGTAAAATCAAGAGGACTATCACAAGATACCACAATCGAAAAAATAGATAAATTAAATGTTGGGCTAAGTTATAGGATGAGTGGATTTGTTGACCAACAACAACAAAAATTTTTACTGGATTCAAAAAGTCCAGCAGCAACAACCTCCAGTATATATGTGCCTGCAGAAAATTATGACATTATTTTCAATGTAAGTGCTCCTGTAGCTACCGTGGCTTTCAGCGGAGTAATTTTTGAAAAGACCGAAGGCGGTTGGATAGTCACAGGCTACGATGACATACATCCTTATTTCAAATATCACCAGGCACTAACCAGTCAACGAGATCCTTTGATATCGGTAGGAGGAATCAGCGCAACATTTTTAGAATGGACTTCAAATAAAAATTATAACAATGGTGTGTTGATTAGATACTCTAATGATTTTTACAGAGCCTTAAGAACACATAACAGCGGAGATGTGTTTGATAGTACAGCGTGGCAGAAATTAAGTGTTATTCCTAAAATCGGCGCGGTAGAAGCACTACGTAGACGTGAATTTAATACCCTAGCAGTGAAACGTGTTAGTTATGGAACACTGTTTACCTCTATACAACAGGTGGTAGATTTTCTATTAGGATACGAAAGCTATCTGAAAGAATTAGGATTTAGGTTTAACAGATATGATAAGGAAAATCAAGTAAGCCAAGATTGGCTCAGTAGTGTTAAAGAATTTATGTTCTGGACCAAACACAACTGGGAATTGGGATCTTTACTAGCTGTTAGCCCTGTGGCACAAAAGGTAGACGTGATAATTCCTGTCGGAGTGGCAGATAACATCCTTGACGGATTTTATGATTACCAAGTCTTGAAGGGTGACGGAAAACCGTTAGAACAAAGATTTATAAATGTAAATCGTAGTTTTCAAAACATTACTGTAGAAACTACCAACACCACAGACGGTATATTTTTCTTAAAATTAAATTATGTTCTTAAAGAACACGTGACGGTTTTCGATGATAGAACTGTTTTCAATGATATTCTTTACGACAAGACTACGGGTTACCGCCAAGAACGTATCAAGTCTCAGGGATTCCGCACAGTAGACTGGGATGGCGATTACACCAGTCCAGGATTCATATTTGATAACGTAAACATACAAGCATGGCAGCCATTTAGAGACTACAAATTAGGTGACATAGTTTCGTACAAAAGTTTTAATTGGACCAGTTTAATTAATCAGTTAGGCACTGAACTATTTAATGATGCCTATTGGACCAAGGTAGATTCCACGCCACTTAAACAACTGATTCCAAATTTTGATTATAAAATTAAACAATTCAGTGATTATTTTGAAACAGCATCCGAAGGTACTAATCAAAATCAGAGAGCTCTTGCAAGACACACTATAGGATATCAAAAGAGGGATTATTTAAATAATTTAGCAGAGGATCCTGTTAGTCAGTTTCAATTGTATCAAGGATTTATTCGTGAAAAGGGTTCGGCTAATGCTATCACAAAAATATTTGATAAGTTGAGTCGTTCGGGAACCGACAGTATCACGCTGAATGAAGAGTGGGCCTTTTTAGTTGGACGAATAGGCGGCACAGACCAACTCACTGAAATAGAAATACAAATAGAAAAAAATAAGCTTCAACTTAATCCTCAGTTATTTCTAATTGAATCTACAGAAACAACCACGGTCAACGATCAAAATTATAGAATTACAGCCAGCGATTTTACAATTAGCCCGGTACCATATGCAACTAATATTACCGCAACTTCGTTCGAAACAGACCCAACGGTCACAGCCGGGTATGTCAGCAACGATCAATATGACCATGAAATACCCACGCAGGCAGCATTAACTACATTAGACATTGCTACGGTTGATGATAACGATCATATATGGGTTACGTTTAATAAAGATTCGTGGACGGTATTGAGAGTAAACACATCTGAAATGTTGATTGTAGCCGAGGTTGCAAGATTTGATGACACCACAGTAACCGTAACTTTTAATCGACCACACGTATTCGAAACTGATACTTATGTGGGATTTAGAAACATAATCAATCTACAAGGATTTTTTAAAATTGTTTCGGTTACTAATATTACTATTAACGTTCAGGTTGATTCCGACATTCTAGATCCTGAAATAGATTCAAGCACAGTGACAAATCCTATTATTCTTACAGAAAGTAGATTTAATGATTATCAGATGTTAGATCAAGCCAAGGCCGCACTGTTAGATAACGGTTCAAAATTATTCATTGACAACAACGGCAGCAATTTGTGGGAAGTAATACAAAAACAAAAACAGTATAGTGCCAACGCAATCATCGATTATGCCACTACTAGTCCTATAAATGCTGGTAAGAAAGTTATCTACGACACAATAAACAAACAGATGATAGTTAGTATGCCTGGATCTGGTATAGTAATTGTATATGCAGAAAGTGCTGCCGGGTTGATATTGAAACAGATTATCTCGCCGCCCGTGGGATTCTTTAACAACGTTCTAGGGTCATTCGGCAATAAAATGGCTATAAGTCCTAATGGAACATTGTTAGTTATAGGTGCAGATGAAGCCAGCGGAGTAACTAGCACATTCCGTGGGCTCTGGAGCACTTTAAAATTTTATGCACAGGATGATGTTGTACTATACGGTGGTAGACTTTATAAGGCTAAAAATGCCAACACCGTGATAGGAGACGGCAGCAGCGAATTAGCCATCAATACGGACGATTGGGAATTAGCCACTATTATACCAGCCACTACAAGTGGCTCGACTTCTTCCTTAACTCAACAAGGAATGGTAGCAGTCTATACCTATGCTAATGGGAGATTTTCAAACACCGCAGCTTTTGTCAGCCCAAGACCCGCAGATAATGAAAAATTTGGCAGCGAAATAACTGTATCTGTCAGCGGCAGCTCATACTATATGGCAGTATCGGCCACAGGCTCTTATAATAACACAGGACGAGTGTATCTGTTTAAATTTGATGGCACCGCATGGAGACATTTAGAAAATCCCATGTACAAAGGTGTGTATGATTTCCAAGAATCCTATAAGGCAGGTGAAATTGTATGGCAAGCCGCACAGGATCCTCTAGCAGAAGCCGTGAGAGGAAATCTATGGATGAATCTAGAAGATTCTACCTCAGATGGCAGCACTATTACTATAGAGTCTCAGGGTTGGTTAAAGGTCAGCGACATCAGTACAAATTGTTCTTTACCGACTTCACTGTCAGTAGAAGATGACGGATCAACTCTAGAATTTGCTACCACGGGTTTGTTGAGTCAAACACAGACTGCAGAATTGGTCAAACAGGGTGATAAATTTGGATCGAGCATGGCCATGAACAGCAATGGTAGTATACTGATTATCGGTGCTCCAGATGCTGATGGACAATATTTTCCCAACTATAGAGGACTGTGGAGAGGTGATGTAGAATATGTAGAAGGTGAAGTTGTGAGATTTAAGGATCTCACAGCACCGGGTGATTCCTATCAATACTATCGCCTAGGTGATGCGTTTCTCGGAGCAGATTCTACCTATAGAAGCTACAATGAAGATCCTTCAAACAGTGTCAACTGGCAAGTGGTAGGAGACAGCACTACTCAATCCAGTGGTAAGGTCTATGTTTACGCTCGCACCGCAGGCGATGTC